CATAACATCGTCGGCTACTAAGTGCATGATCTCAGAGAGCCCGAGGAAGTTACGAATCTTCTCCTCATTGTGGTTACCAACGTGCCAAATGTTGGCCGTAATAGGCTGGTCTGTGCGGTCCTTAATAGCAGTATAGTACGCGAAGTACCCTGCATGGACGATATCGTAGGTGTCTAGGTCAACGTCACGTAGGCTGTCATTGTATACCCCAAAGATGTCGGCCTCTACCCCAAGAGGTTGCACTGCCTTTTGTACCGACTGCATTACCTGGTCGATAGCGCCGTCTTTATGCCCGCTTAGTAGTGCTACTTTCATTCGTTCTCCACGATAGGAATATATGGACACGATTGGTATAGGCTATGGTCACTAAAGTGGGCGGGGTCTTTAGTCTCCTGGTCATCTGTGGAGCGGGCATGTCGTACGCGGATATGCTGACAGTACACTAGAAACGTAATAGGTGCTGTTTTTGTAGCCCAAGCCCCTATCCCTGCGGCATCCCCCCCACCCATGGGCAATCGCACATCACTGACGTAGGGCTTAGCCTTTAGCGCGGACACGGGCGTTAGCCTACAAATACCCCCTAGCGGCCCCTCTACGAACTTTACAGGAATGCCTCCTACGTCTACTTTCTCAGACTGTGGCGGCTGCCAGCGAAGGCCTTTTACCATGGGAGAAACTACCATATCAGGCCCTAGGGCAATGCTTGCCTCAACTAACTTAGCTAGCCACCGCTTAGTAATCCACTCTACGTCATCATCTGTACGAAGAATGTAATCGTAGCCTTCCTCGATAGCGCGGGCGATTGCGCGATTCGTAGGTGGGTGTTGGCCCTCGTTTACCTCACACACTTCGTATGAGTCGATGACACCAGTTGCTAGGCAGCTAGCAGCAATCCCCTCTGCCAAGATACCTCGCCCATTGACAAAGACATGCCAATGGAGGTCTTTATATGCTGCGTTCTCGCGCCCATGCGTTAGAGTCTCAAGTAGGAGTCTACAACGCTCAGGGGTATTAGCACGAGTTATTGTGTATGCGAAGACTTTAGCCATTTGGCTTTATACCTCTCTTCCTTTGTACGCAATATCGGTTGAAACTCAAACCAACGCCCCATTAGGATCTTACCATCTAAATATACCCCCCCTCGGCCCCATAATTTCCATATACCTAAAACAGGGAATTCAAACCTAATCGGCCATAATGATCTAGGCCACGGAAAGGGGATCACAAAAACTTGCGCATCTAAGCCGGGACCATAAGAACTTGGGTATCTACTAAGGGTATTTGGTACAACGCGAGTAACAAGGGCTGTAAAACGGTAATTTGGCAGCCTATAGTCTAACATTGGCCGATAGAGATGCGCGATTTCTACCTCATTGTAGAATCGCTTTTTTAGTGAATATAGGATATAGCCCCAAACAATTGATAGATTCATTACCCCTTCACCTCCTGGGGTCGTTCGTGGACTGGGCGATTCAGGCTCACGTTATCGCCAGTGATGTGGTACTTTTGCACGATCTTATCTAACCCCTTGAACCTCCAACCCCCCGCCAATAGCCCATCACTTACTAGCCAAAAGTCGCCAAACCTACGGGCTTCGTCGTTCCAAATGTGCCCCGTGGCTGCGGCCAGCCTGTACAACGCCCCCTTGCTCACAAGGAAGTCACTACTATCAATGAAGTTGTACATGGGTTTGTTACCGGCCAGCCTTAGCTGTGCTAGCGCGTCCCATTCTACATATTGACTATCTCCCTCTAGGGCTTTGAGGTCAATATTCCCGTGCTTCTCGGGGGCTCCCTCGTCTAGGACATATGTACGCCGTCCATACACAAGATCGGGCCACATCTCGCCTTCTTCCATAGCGGCTAATAGGTCCGCCAACGCAGTTGGCATCCACTCATTGTCGTCGTCTAGGTTAGCAACGTATACCCCACGACAGTTTTCTGTAGCAACATTACGGGGGTAGGTGTAATACCCTGTATGCTCGTCTGAATCAACAGCAAAAAAGTCAATGCCCGCATCTTCAAACTTCTCATAGTACTCTTCATAGACTTTTGCGCTCTCTGGGTCTGAAGGCCCATCATGGATTACCCATACCTCTATGTTGTGCAAGGTCTGCGCGAGCACAGAATCAAGAGCCCTACGAAGTAGGGTTGCTCGGTGGTATGTAGCTACAATGACTGAGACGAGCGGCCAAGCCCTATGTGGCGGTAGGCATTCGTCTCCCGTGGCGGGTAAAGATTGCTCTGATGTCATCTGTTCTCCTCAGGCAGCCATCATGGATTAGCTTCTCAAGGACGCCTAATGCGCCCCTATAGATGCCTTCCTTGATCTCACTGTCTAGATTGGTATTGCCTTCCATTGGAATCTCACCACCAAAGAAGGCGGCACGGCACACAAGGCTGTCGCGCCATTCGTCCATTTGGCCATTACCAGTAATAGCAAGCTGGTCTGGCCTACGTCGTGTTAGGTTGCGGTCGAAGATGGAAATGTTGTTCTTGTCTTTTTTGGGGTTGTAGTAATAGGCGATGATTGCACTGCTAGTCTTATTCTCGTCAATCAACTTCCGAAGCGCGTCCCAACTCATACCACGTTCACGCACAAGGACCTCGAAAAAATAGGGGAGACAAACCCTTTAAGGTCTGCCTCCCCTAGTTAGTTATGCTTTGTTGTGGGAACCTTCTACTGCCTGAACTTCAGGCTTTGAGTCTGGGTTGCCCCGCTCAGTACCCGTAGCCGCAGCAGCAAAGTCAAGCAGCTGCTCGTCGGGTGCCCCAGGCCACTTCCCTGGGTTTGCCCCACCAAGCCCGTACTTTCCAAAGGTGCTCATAAAGTGTCTCCTTAGGCGATGGTTGCGCCAGAAACGATTCGGATGTAACGTGTTTCCGCAAATCGAGCGTTCGGATTTGCGTCTTGGAAGCCACGGATGGGGCAGAAGAAGACCTTCGCAGCCACCGTAGCAAGGGAGTTGTCGGCGTCAAGGGCACCAGCAGAACCAAGGCCCTTTACGATGACTCGTCCAGTCATCTGATCCATCTCACAGACGTAGTAGGCTTCTGGGGCAAGCAGCAAGTTCTGCCAGCCTGAGGCACCGGCTGACATACCACCTACAGCATTAAGCCGCTTAAGGTTCGTGGTCTCGATGATTCGGGCACCATAGAGACGGCCAACCTCACCACGGTATAGCTTCTCAACCGTGGAGTCTGTGGCGTACTTGTTCACATCAAGCCATGCGCCACCTGAAAGGGAGGCCTTTAGGTCGTAGCTGACGTAAGGGTGAACAAGAAGCGGGAAGTTGCCGTCTGGCCAACGTGGGTTATTAGCACCACGAAGCAGCGCAACTGCCTTGATGATATCACTGACCTTTAGAAGCGAGGTGCTACGAACGTTGGATGTTGCAGCAGACGCCCCAAGGAAAGTTCCCTGCGAAACAGCAGATAGCACAGACTTAACTGCGTTATCCATCTGTAGGGCAAGGTCGCGGCTGATATCACGGATTGCAAACTCAGTTACATCGCCCATGGTTGTGAGCAACGCAATGTCTGAGTTACCGTATACACCACGATACTTAGCTAGTGTACCCGATACAACCTGGGCGCACAGCGCGTTAACGTTAGCTGCCGTAAAGGGCACGCCGTATGACTGTGCGTTCTGTAGCGCAACAATTCCGGTCTGCCTCTTTAGACGGGTAATCTTGATGGTAATACCGAAGTTCGGAGGAACTCGGCGCTTAGCACCAAACTGATACATGAAGAGACTTGGGTAAAGAGATTCCGCGAATACGGAGTCCCAATACGAAGGAATCATTCCACCGCCACCTGCGGCAGGGCCGATTCCGGTACCTGGCCTAGTTGCTGGCATCTTTTACTACTCCTGCCTAACTCGTTTTAGCGAGCTAGATCGGAGGGGGCCTGCCCAATGCTAAGACCGTATTTTACACCGAATTGGCGGAAGAGTCTGGCACGGGTGCCATCCTCTGCATTAGCGCTCATTACAATTGCGTAGTCGCGTTGCTTGGCTGCCTCTAATGCTGCTTCGGTCTGGTCTGGAACAGTGGGGTTACTCCCCTCAATATATGTTACTCGATTTAGAATCCGACTCTGTGAGTCGTTCTGTTGTGGTGCCTGCACAGCGGGGGCTTGCGGTGCGGCTACCCCTTCAGCAGCCTTTAGCGACTGAATGGCCGCAAAGCGCTGGGCATCTGGTAGCTGATTAAGCCACGGATTCTTGGCAGCAAGGCGATACTCGTCAAGCTTACTAATCCCTGAAGCTGCACGAGCCTGTTGAGCTAGTTTCTGCTCAAGGATCGACTGCCTCTGTAGGGCCTGTTGGGCTTGGCCAACCGCGAATGCGGTTGCCTGCCCAACTGCTCGCTCAACTACGTTACGCATAGTCTTACCGTCAACATAATCCGCGTCTTGCACGCCCTCGAAAGGGTCTGCAAACTGTGGCTGTGCGGGGCCATATGGCATTGGCCCAAACTGATTTGGCATGACTTGGGGGCTCCACTGTTGTGGCTGAGGTGAGGCCTGTAGTGCCTCATACTGAGCCATCAAACCATTAAAAGCTTCCATAAGCTCCTGTTGATTCTTCCGAAGCTGCCCCTTCTCGTTCTCGCTTTCACCATAGAGTTTCTTGAATTTCTCAAGCTCTACATTGAAGTCGGGATTAGGGGCGTAGTCCTGAGGTTGTCCCTGCCCGGCGTATCCAAGTGGATTGATCGCTCGTGCAAGAGCCTTTTGGGCTTCTAGCTCAAGTTCCGCGAGTGTGGGCTGTGTAACTCCTACACTACCAAGAGGGGCACTTGTAGTGCCGAATTGCTCTTCGTAGGTTGGATTACCGTTAGAACCCATACGTGCTTCCATAAGGTCTGCCTCAGAAATTCCACCAACAGAAATGGTCGGTTGTGGTTGTCCTAGTTCACCCATTTTGGCCTCCTATGCCTTTTATAGCGACTGCCCTCTGGTCTTACCACATCGTCTGCCTGTTACAGCGACTTTATGGCCACCTCGGGGTCAGTGGGGGTGGGTACATATACGACCTGTCAGAGTCTCCATATGCACCTACTTTTAAACATATATTACCAAACATCAGTTGTCAAGGCGGTCATTTGATCCCCACCATATACTGGGGCATTGGCTACCGCTTCGTCGGCTTGCAACATCTTAACCATCTGATCGTAGTCGCGGTTGATGCCTGGCACGTAGGTTAGTAGCTGCTCAATGACGTAAAGTACTGCCCGTTGCTCGGGTTCGTGGGTACGCCCATGCTGGTCTACTACCCCACGCTCAATGGCTATACGTGTACCATCTCGCATCTGGGTAAGGCGGAACATGAAGTCTTTCCAGCCTTCCTCGCTCTCAATCCTGCTGTATAATGCTTTTTGCTTCTTGATTAACTCAAAGGGCTCATCGCTAAGGGAGGCTACTGGGGCCCATCCCGCTCGGTGCAAGAGGTCCTCCACCCAAGCCCGCTCCCGCCCCCATACTTGGCATGTTTGGCATTCCTTCGGGGCTTCCTTGACCGGACATCCCCTGATCTCCGCCCATGCCCGGCCCAATCGGCCCTTGACCTTCTGCTGCATCTGGTGCTCCTGCTTGTGGCCCAATAAGGGACATAATCTTAGCTTGAATTTGCTGCTTCTCTAGCTCTTCTTGGGAAATCATAAACCGCTCTGGGTTCTTGATGCCTTCGTCAACTAGGACTTGGCGGAAGATCGGAATAGGCTTTGCGATCTGAGCAAAGAATGGGTTTTGTAGCATCTGCATGACAAGCTGACTGCGCTGTGTTCGCATCTGCTTGCTAAACGCGCTGAACCCGCCACCAATGGTGATGTCGATAGGTGTCTGAATGGATCGAAGATCCACTGTAGCGTACTCTTCGCCCAACTTGACCTTCTCCTCATCGGTCATTCTCATACGGAGCCATTCCCAGGTGCGCTCCAAAAACTCTTTTTGTAGCTCGTACCCAAACAACATGGTCTGTAGTACGTGCCGTGCGTTGCCCTGGGTTAGGTCATTCTGGTTTTGCGTAGCCGTTTGTGGCTGTGCGCTACCCACACCTTGCAATGATTCTGTTGCTGCCGCTGCGTGCTCGGCCTGAGTCTGTCGATACTGGTCTTCTTGCCAAACCTGCGGTAGCAATGGCGCTCGTGGAGAGATGGCAATTACATCTTGTAGCTTCGCCCCAGGCTCCATCTTAACTTCCATATAGCCGCCGGGCTTGAAGTACATGGAGTTGTCACTACCTAGTGCTCCCTGCTTGATTAGCATGCTCTGCCAAATGCCTAGGAACACCTCGTCAAGACGCATGTTTGCGAGGCGCGTCTGCTGGTCGGCCATCGGGCCAACGTAGTAGAGGATGCTCTCGCCGTAAAGTTGTCCAGGTAGGCGCACGCTGCGTACCGCAAAGTACGGAGGTTTGCCATCGGGTGTAGGTGCAGGAATATCCCGTAGCACGAACATGCCGTTAGCAATAACTGTAAGTCTCCACTCTGCCCCATCGTCGCCACGTAGGTGCTCGGGCACCCAGCCCCAGCACTGCTTTAGCACAACCCCGATGCCATCGCGCTGCGGGGCAATCGTATTCCATGGAATGCCCTCAATAGTAGAGGTTAGCGGATCATTGCTAATCTGGTTACCATAGGCGCTGCCATATGCGCTCCCGGCGCGTGCATCCCCCATTTCGTCGTAGGCGTTACCCGGCTGTTGCCCACCCGCTAACGATTGTACCAGTCGTGCGAACTCGATTTTGTTGTAAATCTTCTGATACTTCTGGACTTCTTGTAGTTCTTCAAGCGTGGTGTCAATCTGCTCTACGTACCAACGCTCACGACCCGAAGGGTCGGGCCATAGCTTATCTAGTGGTAACCACTCAAACTGGGGCCCGTTAAAGGTTCGTTCGTCTACAAGCTGCTCTTCAATGCCTGCCGTAGGCTCCCCCGTCTCTGGGTGGTCTACCGTTACTGGCATCATCACCTTACGGTGCATCCACTTCTCGTCCCAATAGACCTTGCCCCACACATGGCCCATAATAGTTGCGTACTTGATCGCGTCAAAGAACTTCGGGAAGACCTTCATCTGGTCTACCTTCTGACGCAATAGCTGCTGACAAAGGTTCTCGTACTCCTCAACTCGCGCGTGCCTTGCCTCGACTGTGAACCAGTCGGGGTCTTGGAACATGCCAATCAAGTATCTAGGTAGAATGGTTTCCACGATCTTGAATGGCGTTGGGATGTACTCGTTACTTCTCCACCATTGGCTAGGATCACGTAGAGGTGTGACCTTGCTGCGGTACCAACCCCAGTAAGCACGCCATCGCTTCCAGTGAATGAGTTTTAGCTCCTCACTGTCGTTCTGGCGCTTAGTCCATAGGCGCACTCGCCCATCTAGTTGACTGTATGAGTCAATATCTGGGCCAAGAGTGGCCGCTGTACCTGAGGTTAGTTCCAATTACTTGCCCTTCTTTGCGTCGGCCCGGTTAAACTCTTTTGCCACTTTTGGTGGTGGGCACGACTTATAACCCGCACCATGAGCGCAGGCCGCCATAAAGCGCTTTTGCTTTGGTGTCTTACTAGGCATTAGTACTTCTTTACGTATCGTGTGTTACGGCTTTGGCCAGTCTCTTCGACTAGAGTGCGAGATTCGCTCTTAGCCTTCTGTACACCCTCTTTCATAATGGTCTTAGTACGTGGTCCATACTGGTCCATCTTGCCGCCCGTTGATTTGATTCGCAGGCCCTCAGCTTCTACCCGCGCCCGTGCTTTATCCTTGAGTGCCATTATCTGCCCCTCTTTGAGTCGTTAGAAATAGCTCGGGCCCTGTTTAGCTTCCTCATAGGAAGCTCGGCCGTTGCGGTCATTGGATAGCGCTCTTTCTTGCCTAACATATTGGTGCGGTATCTGTCATCGTCTTCCATCTGCTCTTCTTTGCCAGCTTGTCTAAAGAGCCTTGTTGCCCTGTTCGCTGCTATGACCTGTAGCTTCGTCGGCTTTGCCATTAGCATTTGCCTTTCTTGCTATAACCCTCGCGCATTGCTGTCTTCGCCTCGCGAGCCTCTGCCCGCTCAACTTTAGTTTTCTTTTGTGCTTTGTCATATTTCATAGGTTAGCCAGACTGTTTGACATCAGTACATAGGCCCCCGTTTGGGTTGATCTTGGCCTTACCAGTTACATCTGCACGTAGTGTAAACTTGATTTGCTCGTTATAGTGATTAGCGATGTTATCGTCAATCTGGTCAAAGGGCATCTCGCCTGGGCCTACAAGACCTTTGCCCGTGTGATTGCGGTGGCTGTACTTACCAAATGCATCCATGTTGTCTCCTAGTAGCGGTCCCCAAAAGGGTCCTTGCCACTCCTGTCAATAACTGGTTTCCAGCTAAATTCGTCTGGCATCTCACTAGGCCCCTCGCTTTGCATAAAGGTGCCAGGGCTTAAATCTATGTCTTCCCCGAAAGGAGTCAAGCGGTCGAGTCTGTTGTCTGCCGCCAGCTTGACCTGCCCATGGGCAAGTGCGTGAGGGTTTGTCCATGCCGTACTAATCTGTACCGCCGGGCTTACTACATCGCGCCATTGTGCGCTTTTACCCGTAGGGGGGATAACTACAACGTCTGGGTGGAAAAATAGGGCTAGGGCGTCCGCAGCATCGTCGTGGCCCCACTGGCCAAGGTGGGTTAGCTCGTCTATGATGACTTGATGCAATTCTTGCGGGAATTGGCCCCTAACGAAGAAAATCTTTCTCCCCATAGCGGGGCCCTGTAACGCTTCCGTAATTCGTAGGTACTTCTTTCCCTGTCCAATGACCTTAAGTGGATGCATCACGATGGGCTTACGGGCCGTATTGAACCATCCACGCACCATAGGGAATAGGGTACCCTCACCAATCTTTTCCTTAACGAAGTTCTGGACGCCCCGGTTCTTAGGGTTGTCAGCCATGCTAAGCAGGACCTTCCTGAAGTCGTCCGTGCGCCATGCCTTGCTTCTAGCCCCATCAGTCAGAAATAGGTTACCATAGGTATCGAAGTGGCCCACCAAGATGACCATGTTGTCGCCCTTGAATAGGATTTGCTCGTCCTTAAGGGCGGTGTCTACACTCATGGCGCTAAATACTGTTGGTGGCACGGCTTGCGGGTCAATCCAGGTGTTGAACCAGCCCTCCAAGAACTTCTGGTCCTGTGGGGCCTGTACCATGGTCATGTACTCTCGGTAGAAGTATCCCTCGCCCTGCGCCTGATTTGCGCTACACTGCGCCATGATCTGCATGAGCTTCTCTTTAGAGAACACCGTAGGTAGCACAGGGTCGCCGTTGATGTCAGGCACCCCATCCTTCTCTAGTGCGGCTCGCCGCACACACTCAAATACAGGTGTGGGGTTTTCTAGCTCCGACGAGCTAGCCTTGCCACTTGCAATTGCATAGTAGTCATTGTGCGATTTTGGGGTACCAAACACGAACATCATGTCATATGTAGGGTTGATATCCAAGATCGGGACTAGCTCGTTGATGTGCGTGTTGTTCTTGTCGGCTAGCTCAGGGTTAGCAACCTTGTCCTCAGCCACCGCATCGTCGCAAATGATGATGTCAGCACGGCCACCAAGGATTGGAGCACCTGTGTACGTGGTACGAACCGTCGGGTTCTGCTCGATCATGGTCCGCATTGGGTGCACAAAGTCGTATTGTGTACCCGTGTTGGGGTCCATGGCGAACTCGGGGAAGAAATGCGCGAAGCTCTTGTTGTCCGTAAACTGCTTCTTCAAGATGTTCATCATCATCTTGGCAGTCTTGTCTTGCGCCGTGACGATCAAGATACGGACGTTTGGATCGCACACTACTCGCCTTACCGCATGGGCATACGTTAGTAGGTACGTCTTGCGGTGTGTTCGCGGTACGATGACCATACGACGACCGCCCGGCCCAGCCGCATCAATGAAGTCGGCCAAAGGCTTGTGGAACTCTTCACACAGCCCACTCTGAGGCAGACCCGGCCACAGCACGAGACTCGCCATGTAGTACGTGCTCTTCATGGCTAGCTCGCGAGTGAGCTTCCACTCTTGCTCCCGTAAGGCGAAGACTCTCTTTTGGTCTACGCGGGGGGCTGGGTGGCCTTTAGGCATCGGGCCACATGTACTCGGAGAACTTCACATCCCAATAGGCTGGAAGCATTCCGTTGCCCAAAGCGGCGAGTGCCGTTGTTACTGGCTTGGTATTCATGTAGCCGCCTAGTTGCATAGGCTTACCGTCTTTGCGCCAAAGTATTTTTACAGCAACCACAGCATAGGAACGGGAACTGTCTGGATCGTACCCACAGGCCTTAACTATAACTCTAGCATCTGACCCCTCTTTTGGGGGTACTGGTAGCTCAGTCTGCTCTCTCAAGGCCTTTGCAAGCTCCTTGAGGGCTTTGTCTACTGGCTCGTATAGGCTATCTGATCTTAGAGGACTTAGAAGCTCTTCGTGTGGAATCTGGTAGACCCTTGCTAGCTTATAGTAATCGTCTGGGTTAGTCACCATTGCAATTCTCCACCACCACTTTGCACCACGGGCAGAAGGCCTTGCACTTTTGGTAGTAGCAGCAGCCGCCACAGTTAGGGCAAAGCATTAGTCAATGAACTCCGCTGCCTTAGTAAAGGTGTAGCTGGGGTGATTAGTCCAGGTAATGGTTGGCTGTGTGACTTGTGGTGTCTTAGGCTGCCCACAGGTCTTGCACTTGCCACAATCGGGGCAATGTGGGGATTGCGTAATAAAGTTAGTCGAGTAGGCACTAGTTGTGTTATTCATTTGGGTCCTTCTGTTTCAAGATGGTTGCTCGCAAGTCTACTGCACTGAAGCCAGCCGCAGCCGCCGCGCACATTGCGCCCACGAACACAGCTAGAGTATATACCGCAAGGGGGCTACCCCCAGGCAGGCTTACAAGGCCCACGGCTTGTAGTAGCAGGCCCCCTATCGCGCCGCATAGCAAGGTTAGTGCCCCCCAAGCCTTGTCACTAAGGGCAAACGCCTTATGTAGCGCATTGAGCGCGAGCATAAGCCCAAGGCCCAAGCTGCCAAAGCTTAGGATGTAGCCGGTAACCGGGTTGCTTAGAATCTGTTCTAGCACTAGAAAGGCACACCATCGTCAATGACGCAGCCAAGGACGATCTTAATCAGTACGAGCGTAATTAGGGTCATATCTCCTCCTATGCTTGTGGGGTCTCGAAAAGCTGACCCGTGAGTTGAATTTCTGCCTCTGCCGATAAAGCAGGCCATTCGTCGGCCCACAGTACCTCAATGTCTATGCCCTTGAACGGCCGTGCCTTGGCCGTATGCATACCATCGTGGCCAACGGCCAGCCCGCATCTGTTTGCGCCAATTTGGCATGGGCAGTCGGGGTTACTCAGTATTGGCTGTAAGGATATCAACCAAGGCTCCTTTCACTACTTCACAGAGGCCAAGTAGTCTAAGGTTGCAGTCTTCCCACTCTTGTTCGGTCTGTTTGAAGTGGGTATACCCATAATGTATGCTTCCATCGGCCATTGTCCAGGCCATGACTACGTTGCTGATTTCGTCCCTGTCGCACCTGCCGGAGAACTCCCTTAGGTAGGCACCCATACTGCCGTTGGCTAACTCGTTAGCTTCCCTAACCTTTGCAATGCTGACTACCTTACCCGGCTTCTTCGGCATCTGGGAGTACCTCTTTTGCGGCGATTGTCCCGGCTTCCTCGGCTGGTTTGCCAAGGGCGGCCATCAGAGTCTTGATGCTGCTACTTCGCTTGCTAGCCTCCTCGGCCAACGCCTGTGTAGTTGCAGGTAGCTTCGCCCCCTTGCGCCTTACGAAGCCCTCGCGTAGCTGGCCAAGGAAGGGAGCTAGCCGCAAGGTCCACTCGACGCGCTTTTCGATGCTTACTTCGTCCGTGCCAAGGGCCCGCTCTAGGGTGATAGCGCCCAGCACCGCTAGTACCTCGGCTGTCATGCTGAAGTCGAGGCTGGCCATGCCATCGGTGGCGAGTCGGTCTGCTGTAGTTGGCAGGCCACGCATCAGGCTGTTGATGGGGATGACGTTCCTGGGCCTGCCGGGCTTCTTAATGCCCTCGTTCTCCGCTGAGATTGCGGGATCGGCTTGGAGTTGTGCTTTGCTCATACCTATAATATGGGACGTAAAAAAATAAAAACCAGTTGGAAAAAATTTGGGACTAGGGAGGAGGGTTTAATATGTATTTTTCTCGCGCGATTTCCCGCCCCTCCCCCCACCCCCTTTTCACACTAGGTCACCTTATGTTATGTTGGCATGGGTATTGCTAGCATGGCATGGCATAGTTGTTGCATAGGCTGGCCCATAGCAAGGGACGGGCCAACATAGGCGAGCGCCTCAATAGCTAGCATAGGGTAGTATGTATATGTATTGTGCATGTATGCGCATATGTGATATAGTGGTATGCGCATAGAGGGAT